GTTTCTAACGCCGCTATAATTGTTGAGGTTGTCTTACCAAGACCCATATCATCAGCCAAAATAAATCTTTTAGAACCCGCAAGTTTCTCAATTGCAATCTTCTGATGTTCTAGTGGTGGTCTATGAGAATACTTTGAGTAATCTATCTTAACCTGATCTATCTTGTGTGTTTTAATAAGTGCTGACTTCGGAACCCAAAATTCACTTAACTTATCCTTTTCAAAGAACTTACCCCAAACATGATAAGATTTTTCTTTTTCAACTAAAAGTTTTTCAATATAAATTTGTTCGGGAACTTGTAGTAGATATCTTTCTTCTGCGAACTTTTTAGCAAAGTATGTGTCTAACTCAACCCATTTACGAGCAACCTTTGGTGTTGTATTATGGTATGTTGTAATATATTCTGACTGATTTCTTGTTGGGTAAAACTTACTTGAGACTTCCTTCTTGTTTTTTAGGTATAATATATAGTTATTCGCACCACTATATGAGTCAAGCAAATCCAAAGCCTTATGTTCTATAAGTGATTTAGTGTTATCCAAAATTTGTTTTTATTAAAAATAACAATAAAAAGAATATTTATCAAGAAATAAAACTATTATGAAGAGTAGTGTTCCTGTAAGTAGATTAGGGAAGTTTTTTGGGGACAACGATTTTAACCTTGAAATTAGTATGGGTCAAGAGTGGTTGATAGGTGATATGAACTTCACTTGCGTATTATACAGAGTGGATAAAAATAAAATCAAAACTGACGATGTCTATGGTGAGGTCGTTGAGGATGGTATTAAGTTTTTACCACCTGTTGAGTTTAATGCTTACGTTGGTATTGCAGCACCCGAAAACAAAATGTTGGGGTCTACTCGTATTGATCAAGTCGAACCTGGTAACATTACTATTTCAGTTTACATGAAGACCTTGAACGATCTTGATATCGATATCGACTTTGGTGATTATATAGGATATTATGATAGTGAAAACTTTGTTAGGTATTATACGGTCGTTAATGATGGTCGTGTTGTATCCGATTTAAAACATACTTATAAAGGGTTTAAACCTTTTTATAGAACAATAATTGCGGCACCTGTCGGACCAAACGAATTTAGAGGATTATAATGGCATTACCAAAACAAGTTAAACCAACATTACCTTTAACGTACCCTAAAACTCTTTTACCGAGAAGGGAACAAATAAAGGATATGATTACTAAGGATGGAACTTACCTACCTAAGTCATTACTTCATGCAGATCTTGATGGTGGGTTCTTAGACTTTGTTAAAGAAAAGTTTAGTATAACTTCTGAGGGTAAGAAAATTCCTGTGGTTGATATCTTAATAACAACTCAAAACTGGTCACAATTTGTTGAGACATGGGATTTTCAAAACATCGATAAGAATGTTGAACCCCCATTTATTACGGTAATTAGAAATCCTGAAGTTAAATACGGAAACAACCCCGCTGTAATGTATAACATTCCTAATAGACGAATGTATTATTATATGGAAGTCCCAACGTGGGATGGTAATAGAGCTGGTGCTGACATTTATAAAATACCTCAGCCAGTTCCTATCGATTTAAAATATACCGTTGCAATTATTTGTAATAGAATGAGAGAAGCAAACACTCTTAATCAAAGAGTTATGGAAACATTTGCATCAAGACAAGCTTATCAAGTTATTAAAGGTCATTACATTCCAATTATTAATGATGGGTTTACTGACGAATCATCTTTAGACTTGGAGAAGAGAAAATACTATATCCAAAAGTATGAGTTTACCATGATGGGATTCTTAATGGATGAAAATGATTTTGAGGTTAGTCCCGCAATCTCAAGAACTTTCCAAATGTTTGAGGTAGATCAAAGACCTGTAAAACGACCACAGAAAAAACAACAACCTACTCAATTGGAGACGATCACTTTAAATTACCTAACAGGTGAGTTAACTCAAGAATACTTCTTTAGTTACACTTGTAATCTTTATTTTGAACAGTCACCAAACGTTGAGTCGTACTCGGTTTATATCAATGACAATTATTATGGTGATGATGTTACCGAAATACAAATCAACACTGATGATAATTTAAGAATTGATATTGTTAAGATTGATGAGTCTTCAGAATCATCACTTTCTTTTTCACAGAAATTACTTTAACGGTTCCCCGTAAATGTCCTTTTTTTCTTGACATTTTTCCATAATTAGATTCTCTAAAAACCTATACATTTTAATACCTCGTTTGTCGCAATATTTCTTTAACACACCGTGAACTTCGATGTCAATCTTAAGGTTTTTTATCTTCTTATTATCGTTAGACATAGGGGCAGAATTAAGGCAGAATAAAATCTTACCAAAATATAAATACTTTCTATAATGTAAAGTTTTTCGTGTTTTGAGAAGTATTTATAGGTAAATAAATAAATTAAAAGAAATTTTTAGTATGGCAACAAACAGTAAGGTTTTTGTTTCACCAGGTGTCTATACTTCAGAGGTTGACTTAAGCTTTGTAGCACAGAGTGTTGGGGTAACTACTTTGGGTATTGCTGGAGAGACTCTGATAGGACCGGCTTTTGAACCAATCTTTATTACAAGTTTTGATGATTTCCAAACCGTATTCGGTGGGACTTCACCTGAAAAATTTGTAAATACACAGATTCCAAAGTACGAAGCCGCGTATATCGCAAAAGCATATTTACAACAATCTAACCAATTGTTTGTAACTAGAATTCTTGGTCTATCAGGATATGATGCAGGACCATCTTGGTCAATCACAACGGTTGCAAACGTTAACCCAGATACTATCGATGTATGGTGTTTGAGTTCAGTAACAGATTTTACAACTTGTGTAACGACTTGTGTAACACCAAAAGAATTAACATTCTCAGTACAATTTACAGGTTGTACAAACGATTCAGGAACGATTAGTTATTTAACATCTTTCCCATCTGAGATTGAGGATCTATTATTATCCCAATATGAAGAGTTTAATGGTGATACCTCAACTCTAAATGATCAAATTCAAAACTTAGTATTCAATGTAATCACAAGTACTAATCCATATACAGCGGAAGATCAACAAATTGCATACTTCGGTTCTATCGCAACTGATGATTACGATGTATTAAGTGGATCAGGATTTAGTGCTGAAACTAACGTGTTCGAAGTTCCTTCGGTTTCATTCAATGACACTGATTTGAATTCGGCGTTTAATGATTCTTGGTATTATGCATTATTTAATAATTATGGTAATACTAATTACTCAGGTTTCTCATTCTTTACTTATGTATCAGGATTAACGGCTTATTTCCCTAACCCTACACCAACACCTGGGGCTACGGCATCACCAACTCCTACACCTTCATTTGTAAATCCTTGTATTACACCATCACCTTTCACATCACCAACACCAACTCCTACGCCAGTTAACATCGATTGTTATTCAGGTACTATCGTTGGTAAGATCTACTACTACACAGGTACTTCTTATGTTGATTATGATAATGTTGTTGTTGGTACTTTGAGATCAAGAGGTATTTCTACTTACACAACTGACACTAACCCAACTTATTCAGTAACAGGTACGTCAGACGTAACATTAGACATGACAGGTCAATACGCTGGAGTTCTTAAAAACCCTTACTTAACGTTTGGTGTTAATGTAGTTGATAAGTTCGGTACGTCATTTAAGTTCGAAACATCACTTACACAAAACGATCCAGAATATTTCACTAAAGTATTTGGTATTACTAACTTCCAAAAACCAAGAATCGAGGTTCCGATATTTGCTGAAGAAGTGTTCCAATCATTCTTGAACTACTCTTGGAGAAAAGGATATATCAAAGGTCTTAACCCTAACCCAATCGCATTAGACTCAGCACAAAGTGGTGATCCTAATTCAATTGGTTGGTACTTAGATAAATGGCAAACACCAGCATCACCATACGTGGTATCTGAATTAAGAGGTAATAAAGTTTATGACTTATTTAGATTCTACACAGTTTCTGATGGTGACGCAGCAAACACTTTAATTAAAGTTTCAATTATCAATCAAACATACAACAACTTAACGTTTGACGTATTAATCCGTGACTATTTTGATACAGATGCAAATCCTGTAGTACTTGAGAAATTTACAAACTGTACTATGGATCCAGGACAAAATAACTTTGTTGCGAATAAAATTGGTACATTAGATGGAGAATACTTGTTAAACTCTAGATATGTGATGGTTGAAATGAGTGAGGATGCTCCGATAGACGCATTACCTTGTGGATTCAACGGATTCAACTTCAGAAACTATGCAGGTGCTAGTTCTCCGTTCCCAATCATCAAGGGTAAATACGACTTCCCTGGTGAAGTAATCTACAATCCACCATTTGGTTTATCATCAGGTAACGACAATGCGT